TTATACTCTTTTTAATTTTATATCAAATTTTTCTTTATTGTTATTATTTATTTTTTTTGCTAAACTATCTACCATATCTATTAATTTATCTTGTCTTTCTTTTACTTCTTTATTTGTCATTCCCAACACTCCTAATAAATTATTTCCATAATTAAATTATACATGAATATATATCCATTTTCAAGAACATATGTTCTATAAGATAATTTAAAAATTCTCCTACATTATATAATGTACTTTTTTATTATATTTTTCTTTTATCAACTTAAAATTTTTTCTATTTTGTCACACAACGTGACATTGATTATTACCAATAATCCCTAATGATAAAATTTTTATTTGAGGTGATTATATTGGTATTTAAAGATAGACTAAAAGGATTGCGGGAAGATAGAGATTTAACTCAAGATCAAATCGCAGATATTCTTAAAATAACACGCTCTGCTGTAGCTAACTATGAAAACGGTATTCGTGAGCCTGACATTTCTTTATTAGTAAAAATAGCTGATTATTTTAATATATCCCTAGACTATCTTTTGTGTAGGACAAATAAAATGGAACCATTTTATAAATCTCATTCTAATGATTTAAAAACTAAATAAATTTAAATTTATTTTTGTGTAGATGCATCTTACACGTATATAATAGCATAAAAAGTGTTCACTGCGAGCGATATTTTCGACCAAAATTTGTATAATTTTTAATATATTATATTATTACATTTTTAACTATTATTTTCCATGATTTATGTAGTGATTTTCTATTATATATTAAGTTATACTTAATTTTGGTGATGAAACTGTGAAAATTAATCTTAAAAAAATTCGTGAGGAAAAGAATATTAGCCAAAGTAAATTAGCAATATTGGCTGGTATTAGCAGAAGTTATGTTTCGGAAATTGAATCAGGCAAGAAAACACCATCTTTGGATATGCTAGAAAGAATCGCAGAGGCCCTAGAAGTATGCACATCACTTTTATTAATAAACAATAAAGATTGTTGTAATTGTACTAGACATAAAGATAAGGAGGCAAACAGTGAAAAATAATGATACTGGAAAACTTATAAGAAATAATACTAAAAGATTGATTGACAAAAAGATAATAAAAAATGAAAAAAATCTTCAAGATTTGACACTTGACCAAGTAGAAAAAATTGCACATGAACTTGATATATGTATTAGAGACATAATATGTTGTTACTGTCCACATGAAGATTGTATAATAGACGATGCTCAATTCTGTAAATATGAAAAACTCTAGAGGGAATTAGCCTTTAGAGTCTTTATTTTTTGTTTATTAATTATTCATATTTTATTGGTCTAAATGACTATAATTATAAAATAGTTATTTTAGCATTATTGATCTTTACACTGATTGCTTACTTTTCCCGTAGTAAATATTCCTATATCTAATTTTGTTTTTGCCATTTCCTCCTTAAATTGCTCCATGGTATAAATTCCATAACGTTCATTAAGAACTTTCCAAATCCTTTTCATTTCTTCGCTCATTTTTTACCTACTTTCCTCCTTAAATATTTCTAAAATAACATTTAAAATTAAAACGTTTTTGATTATAGTTATATTATAATATAACTTACACTATTGGTGGCGGTAATTTTGTAATACCTGCCCAATATCCATTTTCATATTTTATATAATTAAGTGAATGGAATCTTTTTAAATTCATAAGATCCTCTAATTCATATCCAAATTGATTTAATTCATCTTTTAATTCCATATAATTTACTTTATCTGATCCTGATATAAGTATATATGAAGTGTTTGCAGTTCTTAGTTTTTCCCTAATTCTTAGTTGGTTTATATACATAGTAGACAATATAAATTTAATCCCAAATTTAGCTGTTTGATCTAGTTTATTTCCTATAAATTGTTCAGAACTCTTTAATTGTGCTATTTCATCCGTAAATACAGTAACAGTTTTTCTTGCATACCTATCTTTAATTTTCCACGCCCTGGCTTGAGCACACATCCATATCTTAGTTAACCAGTAAGTAGTCATTATATCTCTTTCTTCTGGTGTGCTAAACATATTCTCCGGCATTTTTATAAATATAGCCTGATTTTTCTCCATCTCTTCTAATAAATTAATATTTTCACCACAATCTTTCTTTAGCATCAGTTCCATATAAGTATTAGATTTTAATTTTTGTACTCTATCTATAATACCAGTAATATAACTTGAATGAGTTCCTATAACCTGTGATGGATTATCCTTAGTACCTTTAGACCATTCATCTAGTTCTCTTAAATATTCTACGTACTCTTCTAAGTTTTCACTTTGATTTTCTGGGATGGTATCTATACATTCTTTTCTAAATTTATGATTTTGCAGTATTTTAAATACATCTTTAATAGCTCCATTATTTATAAATGCAACTAAGCTAGCTGCAGTTAAATATCTCTCCATCTTAGGGGTAAAATCACTATTAGAAACATTAATAGAATTTACTAATGTAATTAATTGACTTGTTTGTTTCTTTGCACTTTCATACTGTACAAATGTATTATCGCTGACAGCGATCACCTCATTATATCCTAATCCTTGAAGTTTAGTATGATCATATAGATTAATTTCTAATACCTTATCTTCTGGAATACATTTCTTTATATCATCACTCAAAGAGCAATTTTCTATATAATCTAAAACTATAATACATTCTCCTGCATCTATACTATTTCTTGCTATATTACCCATAAATGAAGTTTTTCCACTTCTAGTTGGTCCTACTATTGTCACTGCTAAATTTGTATAGTCTTTATCTGTAGTTAAATAAGCATTTTGTTTACTTCCTTTATATTCATTTATACCTATCAACTTAGTACCATTTCTTAGTTCTTCCGGAACTTCTGTTTCTAATGTATTTATTTTTTCTATAACCTTATGTTGTTGGAGAAGTTCTCTTCCTGGAAGCTGTAAAAGGTTTTGGCATTCCTCTGTACTTAATTTATTTTCCTCAACTCCCGCTATTTTAAAATCACTAATATAAAAGTTATTTTTCTTATTATTTTTCATTTTCTTATATATCAACTCATTATCTTCTGATACAGTACTATAAGCTTCTGCAACTGCTATAGCATTATTTTCTTGTCTTTTAGCATCTTTACTCTCCGATAATACAACCATTTGTGTATTAAGTACTATAGCATCTTTTTTATTTACTGTATTTCTACTTAATTTTTTCTTATCCTCAAGCATTAGGGAAGATATAGCCACTTCTGCTAATGTAGGATTTTCCTTCTTTTGTTCTGCTCCAACAAACTCTCCTATAGTATCAAACAGATCTTGTGACAAATTGACTAATATAATTATTCCTTCTTTTATAATATATTTAACATTAAACTTTTCTCTATCAATAGGCTTGTTTTCTTTAATCTTATCTATTGTATCCTGATATTCCTTTCTCCATCCCCTCTGAACTATGGGTATAAAATTATAAAATATTCCTACTCTATCTCCTTCTTGCATTATATCTAACACATTAAGTATAGAATTTAAGGGCTCATTAGATTTTTTATTTATATTTAAAGAAAGTGCATCTTCCCTAGAATAATTTAGCTGATATTTAATAGCTTGCTGTGAGAATTGTTTTACTTGTATAACTTCTTCTATAGTAACCTTTGGCCATGTTTCTGTAATTTTCTCTTTTATAAGTCCTAAGTACCTTTCTGGAATTACAAAATAGAAGTCTACATTATTCTTTTGTATATCTATCATATAGGAACATTTTACTGGAGTTTCTATAAAGAATTTCTTTTCTTCTCTGTGAATTCTTTGAGATATGGTTTTATACATATATTGAATAGCCTTGGCTATGTTAGAACTATTATAGTTCCTTATACTTGTATCTGGTGTGAGTTTAAGTATTTTATATATGGGCTTTTGTATTTGAAAATAATCTTTTAAAGTCATGGATTTTATTTTCCTGTTGAACATATAGCAGCAACCACCCAATAAATTACTACAGAAAACTTAGTTAACTTTCCGCCTTTTTTATATCCACATAGATATGCTAATATTCCACCTATCCCTACAAACATACATATCCAGTATGCATTAGTTGATAAAACATCTAATAACTTACTTCTGAACACAAAAGTATTTTGTGGTGCATGATATTGACCTCTTTCTATAAATTTTTGTACCCATTCCATATATATTCCTCCTTAAAAAATACCTTTAATTAGATCTAACATCCATGGGAAAATATAAAGTGCTGCAAATGCTAAAGCATATTTCATCATTATTTTAGCAATGGACTTTGTATCACCTTGCATTAAACTTTTAATTATATCTATTATGCATCCTACAATACATATCCAATAACCTATTTTTCTAACTATATCTAATATTGTGTTTCCAGCCTTATCTATTTTTCCTAAATCTCCTGCTGCAGAGACCACATCCTGGATATAGAAAAGACTTCCTAAAATGAACACTGCTTGCTTTTTTAATCTATTATCTGCATTTATATGTTTTGCAACTAATTCCATATTATAATTATATTTAAACCTTTGTTTCTCCTTAAAATCTTCTACTTTAGCGTTAAAATACATAACACAAATCTTCATAAATCCTCCTGAATAAAAATAATTATTTTGTGAATACTATAGATAAATAAATTCGAAAGAAGGTTTTAGCATGTCTCCACTATTCTGGCTTGGTGCAGGTATGATAATTGCAACACATATAATTGAAAAATTTTAAATGTAAATTAAATATTAATATTTGTATAAATACACCTTAAACACACAACTTTCCTGATTTGTTTGCATAAGCTAGAAGTGTAGTGTAGCGTAACACAAGTAAGCGTAACACACTTTTAGCGACATGGGATAAGTCTAGCCTTTGGCTAGGCTTTATTTTTGATATATTTCTGTTCTAGTACAGGCAACATGTGTCTGTACTTAATATAAAATTTCAAAGCTTCTTTTATAAAAGCACTCTTATCACTATTACTTACTACTTCTAAATATAACTTCATTTCTTCATCATTTTCTTTAAAACTTGTATTAATTTTTAATGCCATATTTGCCTCCTTTTGCTTACTTTCTAATATTAGTGTATGCACTTATGCGTAAAATATTGCCTGTCCTATTCATGTTTTTCTTAAAATTTAAGTAAATATATAAAAAAATAAGTACCTCATTTCAGGTACCATATATCATTAACTTTTTTATTCAATTTTTCAGAAACCTTTATAGCTCTTTCTAAAGTAGGAGTACTAATTCCTCTTTCCCAATTAGATACTGTTTTTAAATCAAATCCTAACATACTAGCAAACTCAGTTTGATTCATTAAATATTCTTTCATTCTTATTTCTTTAAGCCGATTTTTAACCACATATACCACCCCATTCCAGTATATGTAATTATTCTAGGAATGGGGTAAAAATCCTTTATTTTTGCATTTTACATAATAAATATAAAAATGTATAATATTATCATAAAAAGCATTCTAGGGGGATTGAAATGAAACTTAAAAAATTTACTACACTAATTATTTTTATATTAATTATTAGTCTTATGAATGGTTGTGGCAGCAATAATAGCAACAAAAATAATAATACAAGCAATACTACTAGTAATTCAAGTCAAAAAAAAGATATTAAGTATGATAATTTACAAAAATTATATTTAAGTATAAATTCAAATATGTCTTACTCAGAAGCTCTTGAAAAAGTAAAAAAGACAAATTTACCTTATAATGAGACTATTCATAATACTATTGATGGGAATAAATCCAAAACTATAAAAATTGCATTTACGAAGGGGGCCGCTTATGAACATCATGCTGATTCAGGTGATTATATAGATATAAGTTTTGAAAAATGTAAAGAAAATAATACTTATTTGTTTAATAATATAGAATATAGTAATAACAAAAAAGCTATTACTATATTTGAATACAAAAAGGGGGTATACTGGGATTTTAGAGATAAAAAGGATGCTGGATTATACATAAATAACTATAAGAATACTTCTGGAAGTAAAGAAGAAAGATATATAAAAGCATCAAGCAAAGAAGAACAACTTAAATATATATATAATTACAGTAAATAATTTTTGCATAGTGTTATCTTTTAAACGTTTTTTATATGATTAAAATATCCATACCTTGGATATAATAAAAATGCCTAAAACTATACCAATCTATATATAAAAATCCATACAAAAAGAACCCTATTTATTGGGGTTCTTTTTTAAAAATACAGAGGTCTATGAGTAACTTGTAGAAAACTATTATTATATTTATAATTCTACATATGTTAAAAAATTCCTTTAAATAATAAAAAAAGAAGTACTCCCATAAAAGAGAGTACTTTTAAAATTAATCTGTTAATCTTTTTTTACCGCCGTTACCTTTATTATCATTCCAGTAGCAATCTATAAAGCCTTTCCCAATTGCTATATAATTTCCTCTATCTTTGTGTATTATTAGTCTTCCATCTGTAGCCTGTTCTATATATCCAGTAGTACCTGGAATTTTAAATATACTTTCTCCTGTTGGTATAGTCTTATCATCATATTTTGGTTTTTCCACTTTTTTCTCCTCCTTATTATTTGGCTTTATACCTAATTTTTTATTATATTCTTGCTCTAATTTATTCCATGTTTTAGTGTCCACACTACCTGTTACAGTTAAATTGCAATCTCTCTGGAATGCTTTTATAGCCGTGATAGTTCCATTGCCTATAATTCCATCTATGCCACTAAGTCCTATAGGATAACCTATAGTTACTAACATCTTTTGTATTTGCATTTCCTTAGTTTCTTGAATGGTATTTTGAGAGCCTATAAATATTCCATTTGTGAAGTTATTCATATCTACACGGGTACTAATACCATTAACTCTACCATCTTCTGTATACTGATGTCCCACTACTGTAAATCCAGTAGTCATTGGAGAATTTACACCATAATGTGCAATCCACCCTCTGTATTTCTTTACTCTACTATCTAAATTATCTCTACCAAAGTAACCTCCTGTATATATTAAACAGTTATAGCCACTTAAAGCCTTGAATTTAGTTAAAAATTCTATACACCTATCTGAAATAGCTTTAGCACTTCTACCCATATTATTGGTTTCTATATCCAACGTAGGTATTATATTAAATTGTTTACCTTTTATAGCGTTCCAAAAATCTATAGCTTGTTGAGTAGGGCTTGTTTTCTCCGACATGAAGTGATAGAAACCAATGTTTAATCCCTGTGCTTTAGCACCATTATAGTGTTGGTTTAAGCAAGGGTCTACATAGTCAACTCCTTCTGTAGCTTTAATTATTACTATATTACAACCACTAGACTTTACAGCGCTAAAATTAATAGGGCCATTATGCATAGAAATATCTATTCCTTTTGCCACTTTATAACCTCCTTAAAATAAAAAAGAACAAGTATTAAACCTGCTCTTTTTTTTCTGTACTTTGTTTAATTAGCTGATTTGTGTACACTGCTGCACCTGTAGCTAATATACCTTGAATTATTGCACTTGGATTTAACCCTATTAAAGATATAGCTCCAATTACTCCAACTACTAATAAAATCCACGGAATGGTCCAATCTTTAATTTTACTAGTTTGTTTCAACATAATACCTAGTACATATAAAGCTGGTATTAGTATTAATGCCTGATCTATAATATAATCCATTAAATTAATTTCCATAAACATTCCTCCTATTTAAATAAATTGTGCTGAATTGCATAAAAAAAGAAGCTTACTAAAGCTCCTACCGATACTCCTATATACCATTTCATTATGCTTACTAATTGTTTTAACTGATCACACAGATTTTCAATTTTAGCATCTGTCCTAGATTGATTTTGTTCTATCTTATCAATTCTCTTTGAATGGTCATTAAGCCTAATATCATGAACATTAATTTTTTCCTCTATCCTTTTATGTTTTTCTTCACAGACTTTTAATTCCACATTACACCTCCATATAAATAATATAGGAGCTACACTTTAATTTTTAAATAATTCTTTCAATATATGCTCTAAAACATTAACTACAATAGAGTTTCCTGCCATTTTATACATCTTGCTATCACTTTTATCTTTCCCATTATAAAATCTTAATTCTAAAGCATTTCTTACATTCCAATAATCTTCTTGTGTAAAGCCCGTAGCCTTCCAGCACTCACATGGAGTAAGTCTTCTTAACTTATATTCCATGATTTTAGGAACACTGTGAGACTCAGTTAAAATAGTAGGGCAAGCACCTGCAGCTGAAAATACTCTATTATTCATATTAAGTGCTGTTGGATTTTCGATTTTCCCTACTCTCAATAATCCATATTTATTAGGTTCCTTATTATCTACAACTTTTCTATCTACTTTTTTAATAAATTCTCTTGTATATTTATTAATACAATAATATTTTTTATCTATATCTTCATCTAATATGTCATTGATTGAAACAGCACCATCTATAGGCTTAGGAAATTTAAATAAGCAAGTATCTATATCTTTTCTTATACTAATAACAAAAACTCTTTCTCTTGATTGTGGAGCTCCATAGTCTTTAGAATTTAGTACTTCAAAATAGCTGTTGTAACCTAGCTTATCTAGTGTATTAATATATTTATCAAAGTTATGTTTATGTTTTTTACATATTACTGCTTTTACATTCTCCCAGATAACAAATTTAGGCATCTTATCTCTAATAATATCAACTGTATACCACATTAATGATGATTTTGTTCCACTTCCTTCGTCGCCTCCTTCACCTTTACCTGCTAAACTAAAACTTTGGCAAGGGCTCCCATGAGTTAATAAATCAAAATCTTCTAATTTAGTAGTATTAATTTTAGAAACATCCCATAAATTTAAGCCTTCATCTGTATTGTGAAGTATACTGTAAGCATAACTAGCATACTTATCTATCTCACAATAGTTTATTATTTTATAATTTTGATTTATATTAGATAGTGCCTTTTCAAAGGCTCCTATTCCACTAAATAGACTTAATAGTTTTATTGTTTTCATTTGTATATCCTTCTTTCTTCTTTTGATGTAAAAATAGGCAAAATAAAAAGACCTATATGGTCCTCATTTTGCCTTTAAATTTTATTTTTATATACTGGATTTTGCCAAATTATAAAAAATCCAATCTGATTAAAACTTGCTATATTATTAGGATGTTTAAACTCAACCTT